GATGTTCCAGATTGGGTCACGGCAGGAACATATGTCTTGCAAACGACAGGAGTTTCTGATACAATTAAAGAAGCTAAAGAAAAGGCTTACGCTATTATGAAGAAAATTGAACTACCCAACAACGCACAATATAGAACTGACATTGGAGATAAAATTGAGAAAGACTTACCGAAATTACAGAACTTTGGCTTTGCTACAGGAATGAAATACGAATAAGTTTCTAAACTCACTTCAAGGAGATAAAAATTAATATTTTTTTCCTTCACGATAATCCAAAAATCTGTGCTCAAATGCACGTTGATAAACACTCAATCAAAATGATTCTTGAATACGCCCAATTACTTTCTACTGCTCACAGAGTATTGGACGGTATTCAACAAGAAACTAAAACAAAAACAGGTAGAAAATCTAAGTATTGGATTTTACCTGACGACAGAGAAGATATGTTGTACTCTGCTACACATATTCATCATCCGTCTGCAATTTGGGCTAGACAAAATAAATCCAATTATATTTGGCTAGCCAATCTTCTAGTTGAACTTTGTGAAGAATATACATATCGATATGGTAAGACACACAAAGTCGAAGAAACTGGTTTGTGTTATGTTTTGTTAAAAAATATACCAAAAAACATTAAAGAAGGTCAATTTACTGGTCCAACACCAGCAATGCCTGATGAATGTAAAGTACCTGGTGATTCTATTTCTTCTTATAGAAAATACTATGTACAACACAAACGTCATTTGGCATCATGGCAAGGTAAAGTAAACTCTCGACCTATTCCCGTTTGGTACACATGATAATGGAGATTAAAATTGCCGACTTATTCATTTTTAAATACTGAGACTAATGAAATTGAAGAACACAGATTTAGTTACACTAAACTAGAAGAATTCAAAAAGAACAATCCAAATCTTCAAATGCATTTTACTGCTAAAGATTTTCCCGTCTACGGTGACGGAATCAGGATGAGTACTCCTGGTGTCGGACAACCAGATGCTCGATTTGAGCGCGAAGTTATTGGCCGAATGATTAAGAATGTACCAGGTAATAGAATCGCACAATCGCATAAAACGAAAATGCCAAGGGAATGGTAAAAAATGAGAATACCATATCTCCTTGCTGTTAATCCTGTTGTGGCCATTGATGGGTCAAGAACTAACATCATGAAAAATCCATATCCTAAAAAACACAATAAGGACATTTCTGATGCAAAGAAAAAAGAAAACGAGTCAACAAGAAGCGAGAAAACAGCATTTCTCCTTAAAGACTATCAATCCACTTACTCCAAACCAAGAAAAAACATTTCAACTGTATGATAAAGGTTCTCATTTAGTTCTATCTGGTTCAGCAGGTTCAGGTAAATCATTTCTAGCATTATATCTCGCATTAAACGAAATTCTTTCAGATGGATCATATTATAAAAAGATTATTATAATTAGATCCGCAGTACCATCAAGAGACTTAGGTTTCGTACCTGGTACACTGGAAGAAAAAGCAAAAATATATCAAGAACCTTATAAACATATTGTCAATGAATTAGTTGGTCGTGGTGATGCTTGGCAATTTTTAATTACAAAACAAATTATTGAATTTCAAACAACAAGTTTTCTTCGAGGATTGACATTTAGGGATTGTATTGTTATATTTGATGAGTTTCAATCTGCAAATTTTGGTGAACTAAATACTGTACTCACTCGAATCGGTGAAAACTGTAGATTCGTTTTATGTGGCGACTATGCACAGAACGATTTAGATGGAAGAAAAGAGAAAAGTGGATACTTAGATATTATGCAAATTTTAAAGAGAATTGATAATGTAGATTTAGTTTTCTTTACTGTTGATGACGTTGTACGTTCAGGGTTTGCTCGTCAATATCTGATTGCTAAAGCTGAACTAGGTTTTTAAAACAATTACTAGGATTTTAATATGTTTAATTATTGCCCACCGATGAAAATTGAGAATCTAAAGTCTTTTAATGAAGACGGTAAGAGATTCTACAGCACTCCAACTGGAGAGAAGTTACCTTCTGTTACTACAGTATTGGGTGCATTGAAAAAGAAAGAAATCATGGAATGGCGAAAGCGTGTGGGCGAAGAAGAAGCAAATAAAATTGCTAGAAAAGCATCGGGTCGTGGTACTAATGTCCATACTTTATGTGAGCGGTATTTAAATAATGAAGAATTGGGTGTTATCATGCCCGATGCTAAAGAAATGTTTTTTTCTATCAAACCTATCTTAAATAAAATCAACAATATTCATTATCAAGAACAAAGTCTTTGGAGCATCGAACTCGGTCTTGCAGGTCGTGTTGACTGTATTGCTGAGTTTGATGGTGTTCTCTCTGTAATTGATTTTAAAACATCAAAACGAATTAAAGCAAAAAAAGATATTGATGATTACTTTTGGCAAACTACAGCATACGCAAAAATGTATGAAGAACTCGTCGGTAATCCAATCAATGATATTGTTATTATTATGGCAGTCGAGAATTCAGAACCCATTGTGTTTAAAGAAAAAACAATCAATCACATCGACGGGCTTAAAGCAGCAATTCAAAAATATAATAATTCATTATGAGAATAATATTTAACTTGATGTCCCTGAATACAAATTCAGGTGGTTCTTATGTTATTTTAAAACAAATGGAAATCTTAAAAGAAGTAGGATTTAATGTTTGTGTAAATTATATGACTGATTTGGAATATAATGGATGGAATGACATAATTAATGGAAAATATGAAATTGTAGATATGTATGGTATTAACTACGATGATATTGTAGTTGTGTCTGAAGAATTCATATTTTATGCATATGAACTTATGCAAAATAATATAAAATGTGTAATACAAAATCAAGGTATTTCTGGCTCTTTTAATTCAGAAAGTAATTATAATGAACATATATTAGTATATCAAAACGCAATAGGAATATTAGTTAATTCATATGAAACTTTGTCGGGTGTTCAAAAAGTTTTTAATGTACCTAGAAATAAAATATATACATATAGAATGGGAATAGATGACGAAATTTATTATCCAGATCAAAAATTTAATTCAATATGTTTCTTAACATCTAAAAATTTTCATTTGGGATTCTTTTTTGAAAAGTACATTCAAGGTAAATATCCAAATTGGAATTTAGTTAGAATTGAAAATAGTTCTAAAGAAGATGTTGCTAAAATTTTTAGAGAATCGAAATTGTTTTTAAGTCTTCCTGGGCATGAAGGATTTGGTTTACCTGCACTTGAGGCTGCATTTTCTGGTTGTAAAGTAATAGGTTCACATGGTTATGGAGGTAAAGAGTTTTTCAGAGAACCAGTTCTTACTCCAGTCAATCATATGGACTATTTGGATTTTATGCATAAACTAGATAAAGTTATGAAAGATATTGATGTATGGAGAAGCGAAGATATTGAATATGTAAATTATTTGAGAAATTTTTATAGTATGGAAAAATTCAAATCGAGTATTGTTAATTTTTTTAGTTCAATTACATAGTATAAATAGATTGTAATGGTAGTAAACTGATTTTTAGAAAGGTATTTCGGACGTGGGTGCGAATCCCACCAGGTCCACCAAAAGCATACTGTAGTGACGCTGGGGAAGAGTAATAGTCAGCGGTTAATAAATCTTCCAAGTATGCTTTTGATGGGCCTGACTAGATTCGACGGAGTAATAAGTAAACTAATTGGCTACTCGACATATCAGTCGTTAAAAATAAATAAAGTAAACGCAAACGATAGCGAATACAGATTAGCAGCCTAAACACTGCTTAGGGTTTCGGTAGGTTTCCTCGTAACAGAATAACCTATCAAACAAGAAACTTTATATGAAAATTAAATATAGTACATAATTGTGTGTTATAAATAAAACACACACAACATTATAAGAAAAAAATATTCATGGTAACAAGAACTTCCATTTCTAATGATACTTTGACTTTTACCACTGTTTCAACGTCCAGCAGTGATTTTGTTGAAACGAGAACTACAGGAAAAAGTGCTACTCGTGCTATATTTGGATTTGGATACACTAGTGTTGAGACTAATATTACTAATTTAATAAATGTTTTTGGTAACGTTTCATTAGATACTTCTACTACAGGTACTGTTAGATATGGATTAGCAGCAGCAAGTTATGGTTTTGATAAAGCTATATTTGGATTTGGTTATGAAGCTACTACACCTTCTTATTATAATACTATTACTCTTATATCTAATGTTGGTGCTTATGTTTCAGAGTCTTCTGGTACTGGTACTGCAAGATATGGATTAGCAGCAGCAGGTTATGGTGGTGACAAGGCTATATTTGGATTTGGTTTCACTGGAGCTAAAACTTCAGTGACAAATCTAATATCTAATCTTGGTGTTGTTGCTGCTGATACTACAAATGCTTCTGCTAATGCGAGATATGATCTTGCAGCAGCAGGTTATGGTGGTGACAAGGCTATATTTGGATTCGGGCGAAGTGCTGGCGCAATAGGTGCTAGAACTTCAGTGACAAATCTAATATCTAATGTTGGTGTTGTTGCTTCTGACGTTTCAAACGCTTCTGCAAATGCAAGATATGGATTAGCAGCAGCAGGTTATGGTGGTGACAAGGCTATATTTGGTTATGGTATTACCGGCACTGCTACTGCTGTTAGTACTTCAGTAACAAATCTAATATCTAATGTTGGTGTTGTTGCTTCGGATACTACTGGTGTTGGTACTGCCAGAAGATATCTTGCTGCATCGGGTTATGGTATTGATAAAGCTATATTTGGTTATGGTACCACTGGTACTAATTCTTCCATAACTAATCTAGTATCTAATGTTGGTGTTGTTTCTACTGATACTACTGGTGTAGGTACTGCAAGATATTATTTGGCAGCAGCAGGTTGGGGTTAGAGGATTAAAATATGCCAATAATTTTAAAAGCAAACAATATTACATTTAATGATGGTACAACCAGATCGTCAGCATTTGCTGGAAATAAAGCCATATTTGGTTATGGTCAAAATGCGGCGTTATATGGAAACCTTTCAACGACTAATATAGTATCTACTACTGGTGTTGTTGCCACAGATATTACGGCTGTTGGTACTCCGAGATATAATCTAGCAGCAGCAAGTTATGGTGGTGATAAAGCTATATTTGGACTTGGAAAAATTTCTGACTTTGTAGTGACTAGTGTAACTAATCTAGTAAATAATGGTGGAATTATTTCTACTGATACTACTAATGCAGGTATTACTGCACGAGATGGTCCAGCAGCAGCAAGTTATGGTGGTGATAAAGCTATATTTGGATTTGGATTTCGTTATGATGGTAATGGCTATAGTAATATAACAAATCTAGTATCTAATGTTGGTGTTGTTGCTGCTGATGTTACAAATGCTTCCGCAAATGCAAGAGCTTTTTTGGCAGCAGCAAGTTATGGTGGTGACAAAGCTATATTTGGATTTGGTTTTGATCCTTTTACGGGTAATGGTAACAGAATCACAAATTTAGTATCTAATGTTGGTGTTGTTGCCGCTAACATTACACAAGCTGCTGCTGCTAATTCAAGATATCAATTAGCAGCAACAAGTTATGGTGGTGACAAAGCTATATTTGGATTTGGTTATAATAATAACACGTTTGAACTTAAAGTAACAAATCTAATAACCAATACTGGTACTGTTGCTTCAGCTATTACTAGTGTTGGTACTGCAAGATTTGGATTAGCAGCAGCAAGTTATGATGGCGACAAAGCTATATTTGGTTTTGGCCAAGATAGTTATTACTCCTTAAATACGACTAATCTAGTATCTAATGTTGGTGTTGTTGCTTCGGATACTACTGGTGTTGGTACTGCAAGATCCGGATTAGCAGCAGCAAGTTTTCGTTCTGGTTAAGGAGTATAAAATATGCCAGCAGTATCTTTATCAGCAAACGGAATAATATACGCAGATGGAACTATAGAAAGTACGCCATTTTCTGATACCAGAGGTATATTTGGTTTTGGTCAAAATTATGGTGGTACATTTCTTTCAACAACTAATATAGTATCCAATATTGGCAATATTGGCAGTGATGTTACAAATGCTTCTGCCACCGCAAGATATTATTTGGCAGCATCAGGATATGGTGGTAATAAAGCCATATTTGGTTATGGTGCTGCTGCTAGTTCTACTTATTACTCAACGACTAATTTAGTATCCAATCTTGGTGTTGTTGCTGGTAATGTTACGAGCGCGGCTCCTGTAAGAGGTTTTTTGGCAGCAGCAAGTTATGGTGGTGATAAAGCCATATTTGGATTTGGTTCTAATACTGCTGGCGGTATGACAGCTACTAATCTAGTTTCTAATGTCGGTGTTGTTGCTGCTGTTGTTTATTATAACAGCAATTCTCCAAAAAGTGATTTGGCAGCAGCAGAATATGGTGGTGATAAAGCTATATTTTTTGGTGGCTATTATGCTGGATATGTTAATACTTCGAATCAGGTAACCAACACCGGTGTTGTTGGTGCTGAAACTTCCACTGTTGCTACCGCAAGATATGGTCCAGCCGGTGCAAGTTATGGTCGCGATAAAGCTGTATTTTTTGCCGGTGTAAATCCGTCCAGCTCGGTGAGTAATATCTCTAATAAAGTATCTAATCTTGGTGTTGTTCTTAATGATGTAACTACTGTTGCTACTGCCAATCAATATTGTTCGGCGGCAGAATACGGTGGCGACAAAGCTATAATTGGTTTTGGTCTAGTAGCTCTTAGTGGTGTCACGCCTATTTTTAATTTAGTATCGAATAATGGTGATATTTCTGCTGATATTACTACTCTTTCTTCGACACAAAGATTGGCGGCCGCAGGAGCAAGTTTTAGTTTATGATTTTATTAACTTTTTTATTATAAGGAAAATATTATGCCTTCAAAATTAAACTCTGAATTTAACTATCGATATCAAGTTATCGGTGAAACGCCTTGGGAAAAAATCAAAACACTTAAAGGATTTTTGGAAGGTAGAAAACGTGCAGCTTGTTTAGAAGAAGTTGCTATGAAAAAGAAATTAGCAAAACAATTAGAATTAGAAAATTGCATAAAAAACAATGCATTGCCTCACGTTATTTTAGGTTTGGAAGCAGAAATTTTAGAATCAAAATCGTTTGAGGAAGGAGAAAAAGAAGCGTGGGAATTAAATCGTGATGAAATTAAATGTTTGGAAAAACTTTTAGCAGAACTTTATGAGATTGCTGAACCGACTAGAATTCCAGGTTATTCAGACGAAGATATGTTTGAAGCAAATGCTGCATATGAATTTACTGTGATGATTGGTAAAGAAATTCAAGCAGAAATTATTGCAAATGGTCGACCATCTCCTGCAAAATTACGAAATGCTATGTCAAATCCATATACATTTTACAGTTTACAAAAAGTAGGCTTAATTCCAAAAGAAGCGTTTTTATTGGATGGTAATACTGAAAATCCTTTGGCTATTGCATATCAAGAAGTTGTTAAAGAAAGTAAAAATCTTCAATTGGAAAATAAAGCAAAAGGAGAAAATGAATAATGTATTATCTCTATACAGCATCATATAATGATCTTGGTGAATTGTTTGGTCGACCAGAAGATTTTATGCCTCATAATCGAAATCAAAATCAAAAAACTTTTTTAAATCGACAAGATTTTGATATGATCTTAATTGGTCAAGATAATAGACCTCCAGAAGAAAATTCATATTCTATTTTATTTTTGGCAAAAAAATCACACGAAAAATTTAATTTACAGAATACTATTCCTGACGGATACACATTTGTATATCGACAAGAGTGGGGTTTAAGTATCACGCCAGAAATCTTACATAGAGTTATTTCCAATTTAAGAAAAGAATCATATCCTCCTATCGAAGATTATCTGGATGCAAAAGTGAAAGGTGATGTTACACAAGAAAATGATTATCTTGCAAAATGTTTAGCAGTTAAGGCAAAATATCCTAAACTAACTTTTATTTAAAGTAGTAAAAATATTGGATGCATAGTATAGTTAAAACTTTAGTAGGATGTTTTTTATTTTTTGGTTTAATAATAACGGTTGACAATGCAATTATAGAAACTAGATACCAGTTGCTAAGTTCTTATACAGAACAACAAATGAATTGTTTAGCTCAAAATATATATTATGAAGCTGCAACTGAGTCTTTTGAGGGTAAACTGGCAGTCGCTCAAGTTACCCTCAATAGAGTTAATTCAGGCAAATTTGAAAAAACAATTTGTAAAACTGTATATCAAAAAATCAATAAAACATGCCAATTTTCTTGGGTGTGTGAAAATAGAAATAAAGTTATGAGGTACGATTCGCAAGAATTTGTTGCTTGTAAAGAAGCAGCATATAGAATTCTTGTCGCTGGAGTTCGTATAAAAAAATTGAATAATGCATTGTACTATCATGCTGTATATGTTAATCCTAAATGGAATAAAAAACCAATAACCAAAATAGGTAAACACATATTCTACACTTGACAACACGCAAATATCGTGTTAAACTTATACCATTCTAGGAGTATCGTATGCCAACAAAAGATGAAATCTCAAAATTTAGTCAGAATATAGAAAAAATATCAGAAGAATTAAAGATAAATTATATCGATTCTATCTGTCATCACTGTGAAAAGTCTGGTATGGAAATCGAAGTAGCCGCTACTTTAATTTCTGCTGCGCTCAAAGCAAAACTAAAAGAAGAAGCACAAAACTTAAATCTTATTAAAAAATCATCTAAATTGCCAATATGAGTCTTTCTCAATCAGAGAATTCTGGTTTTGCTGCTTACGCTTTATATAATGCTCTACACTTACACTTCACATCAAAATCTTATGATTATTTTAAATATAACGGTAAAACAAATGTAACTAAAGATACATTTGCAAAGAAAAAAGATAAGTTTACATTTTACAAATTATCTAGAAAATATTCTATTACAGATTTAAAATATTTTTATATTGCAAACTTATTAGAAAATCCAGATCAATGGAGCAACGAACTCTTATCACAAGATGCAGAAGAAATATTTAAGAGATGGCAAAAAACAAATCAATCATTGACATATATTGTACAAAATGATCTTGACAAACTGCTTGATTTGGTGAATAATCCAAATGATTTACTAAGAGTGAAAGATAATGAACATCCAATATTGATGTTGAATGTAATGAGTAAATCTACTCAGCTAGAGACATTGATTATAATGGAAGATATATTGAATTTCTTTTCTATGTGGGATAAGAAAATCATAGAAACATATATTTGGCCTAGTTTTAAAATGAAGTGTTTGAAGTATAAACCTTTTTTAAATTACGACAAAAATAAATTTAAAACTATTTTGAAGGAAAAGATTGAAAATCATGAATAAACCTAAAGTAACTAAAATTTGGCTCGACATGGATGGAGTCATTGCTGATTTTACAAAACGATATGAGCAATTATATGGAATTCATCCATCAGCAGCAGAAAAAGATAATAAATTTGATGAGTTATTCCATCGTTTTGTTATAACAAATCAGTTCGCTACACTTGATATGATGCCTAACGCATTTCAACTGATTAGTTTTTTAAAAGGATTAAAAATTCCAACAGAAATTCTTTCTTCAACTGGAACAAAACAAGATTATGATGAAATTTCTAGGCAGAAAGGCATTTGGTTAGACACAAATAATGTTCCATTCAAACGCACTTTTGTTCCTGGAAAAGAGCATAAATACAAATACGCAACGCCAACTGATATTCTAATTGACGATACAGAAGTTAATATCGACGATTGGAAAAAAGCAGGTGGTATTGCAATCTGGCACAAGAATGTCGAAGATACTTTGGCAATCTTGCGTATGTACGTTTAATGTTGTTGGTACACAACGATTGACAGGACGTACAAAATAGCATATAATGTATAAGGTGGATAAGTCGTTTATATTCCGTTCATACATCGTTTATAAGGAAAAATCATGGTAGATTTTGCAAAACTAAAAAGCTCACGCCAATCTGGCAATTTCGATAAACTCGCAAAAGCGATTGAATCTCTAAATGCTACTGAAGGTTCAGATAAAGCAGATAATTTCTGGAAACCTGAAGTAGATAAAGCAGGCAATGGTACTGCAACAATTCGTTTCTTGGACGTATCATCAGATGATGGTGAAGATGCACTTCCTTGGGTTAAATTCTTTTCTCATGGATTTCAAGGTCCTGGTGGTTGGCTAATCGATAACTGCCTTACAACTCTTAATGGTGCTAAGTGTCCAGTTTGTGAACATAATAGTGCGCTTTGGAATTCAGGTATCGAAGCAAATAAAGAACTTGTGCGAAAGCAAAAGCGTAAACTAAACTATATCACAAACGTGTATATTGTTGCTGATCCAAAGAATCCAGAAAATGAAGGTAAAGTCAAACTCTTTAAATTTGGTGCTAAAATCTTTGATAAGATTTCTGAAGCAATGAATCCAGAATTTGAAGATGAGACTGCAATCAATCCTTTTGACTTTTGGACAGGTGCTAATTTCAAACTTAAAATTCGTAAAGTTGAGGGTTATCAAAATTACGATAAGTCCGAGTTTGAATCACCATCACCACTCTTTAATGATGATGCTAAGATTGAAAAAATCTGGAAATCGCAATACTCTCTTAAAGAGTTGATTTCTGAAAAAGAATTCAAGACTTATGATGAGTTGAAAGCACGATTGGACAAGGCTCTAGGACTGATTGGAACACCAGTTGCTCGTACTACTGTTGAGCAACTCAAAGAAGCACCTAAGGCTGTCCAGAAGAAGGTAGAGGCAGTTACCGCAGATGATGATGACGATCTTGCATATTTTTCAAAGTTGGCCGAAGAATAACAAAATTTAATGTGAAAGAAACCCCACTTCGGTGGGGTTTTTTATTTATACTACCCTAGTGCTATTAAAGATCATGTTTCTAAAAGTTTCTTCTGGATTTCTGACTGGAAGAATATATTTTGGTATAATTAAACTTGTTTTATCTTGTGGTACTGGATTAGATATATTAATTTGATTTGGTTTAGACATATTTTTAGTGTCAGAATTTTGAATATTTAAATTTTGATTTTGGTTAATTATTTCCTGTAATGGTGCACCCACAGGCATTTTTTCTTCCTGTTTTAATTTTGATGCCGGTATTGATGTTGTATCATCACCTTTCAATATATCTGTAATCGATAATGGTGTTGTAGTATTACCAGATTTAGATTCAGAAGCGGATAATGGTGTTGTAGTATTACCAGATTTAGATTCATAAGCAGATAATGGTGTTGATGTATTTTCTTTTGGTATTTCTATTACTGGTACACTTTTGTTATCTTTTTTGTCTTTTGCTTCTGCTTTATCTTTATCTGGAGCAGTTTTTGATTTAACAATTTGTTCAATAATAGTTGCAATTTGTTGCATTCTCTGTTTTGCAACTTCTGGTTCTTCTTCTGGAAATTTGTTATACACTTCTTTGTATACATCTCTTGCTAATCCAGCAGCGTCTATACCAAGACTTGCTGCTGTTCCCGCAATTGGAATTGTTCCTGCTGCACCACTTGCAATTTCCATACCAGCACCAACACGATCACCCTCGTATAATTTTTTTAATCCAAAAATACCACCAATTATAGCACCAGCAATAGGTATTTTTTTAGCAGAACTAGAAAAAATAAATTTTGTCAGTTTTCCTGAAACAATTTTTTCTATTTTTGCTTTTGTAGCTTTTTCAGCAGCTTCTTTTCCTATTTTTTCTCCAACTTCACCAGTTACTTTTTCTGCTGTTTTTCCAACACCCTTTTCGACACCCTTTTCTAATACCTTTTTTCCCACTTTCTCGGCTGCTGCTCCAGCTCCGACTCCAACCAATGCTTTAGCAACTCGTTTTCCAATTAAATCCCTAAAAGAATCCATTATGCCATTAGAACTTGATTCAGATTCAGATTCTTTTTCTTTCTCAACTTTTTGAGGAGAAGCAATCCTCTTCATTAAATCTTTCAATGTTTTTAATAAAAGATCATGCCTCTTTTTTTCTTCAAGTGCTTTTTCTTCTAAGTAATTATTTTCTAATTCTCTACGCCTTATATCATCCTGGTAATTTTTATTCATAAAAGTGTATATTTTATTTAAAATACCAATTATGGGTGCTTCTTTTTCGTCAACTTTATTTACTTTCTTGTTTGGTGTATCGGTAAAATAATTTATATCTTCTTGTGATCTACCAGTTAATCTACCAAGAAGTGCAGGACCTAATTTAGAATCACCAGTCAAAAATTTTGCAATATTTAATGGATCAAAAGTTTCTTTAATACCTTTAACTTTTGCTTTTGATTTGTCAGATATTGCTTTTTTAAAAAATTCTTTAATAATAGTATCACCGGATACTAAATTTTCAGATATAAGATCACGAAGTCTTGTTTGTCTTATTTCTTTTGCTTCTTGATAATTCATTTACAGTTTACCCTTTTTCTGTTTAATGTAATATAATGATTCATCATCAGATTCTTTGACTTCAGATGGAAGTGATGAAGGTGGATTTGCTTTTTGTTGTGTTGTTTTGTTTATTACAGTAACAGGAATAGAATTTGATTCAAATATTTCTTTTTTTAATTCTTTATTTTGTTGTGAACTAGTATCAATTTTTTCACCTTTATTTGGTACAACTGGTTCATTTAAACTTGCTTTTGTTGAAGGTGTTTTTGATTTAACAGAAGATGGTGTTAATGATTCTTCATTCTGAGAACTTAAAGGAGAACCTAATTTTAATGCTTCTTTTTTTCTATTTTCAATTCTATTTACAAGACCTTTTCTCAATTTTTCGAATTCTTTATCAGGAGTGTTTCTAAATATTTGTCTTAAATTCTTTAAGTCATGTTCAGAAACAAGATCCATGAATTCACTAGGAGTTTTTGCATTTTTTGCATAGTTTATTGCACTATCATACATTGCATAACCAAATTGTATTTTTCTATCAATCATATATTTTTGTACAGAAGGATCACTCGTAATATTTTCAGAAATACCACCTTTAGTTAATTTTTCTTTTGCTGGATCTTCGAAATTTGTTTTAAACCATTGCAGTTGAGCATTTAATAATTTTTCTGGTTGTGAAGAACCTAATTTTGTCCATTCACGATCAAATATTTTCTTTTGTTCTGGTTCATTATGGCCACCAGGTTCAGGTAATTTTAATTCAGGATGAGATTTAACAAAACTAGCTATAGAACTGGAATTTTTTATAAAATTACCTTTTTTATCTTTAGCATTTATATTATTGATTCCAAAAAGACCATATGATGTGGATTTATATCCATCTCTTTCAACGTCAGGTGTTATATTTCCCGATTTATTTAACGCATCTTCTACGCTTTTTACGCCTTGCTCATGTTTCATCGATGCTAGTGCAACTCCCGATATCACAATTCCTCCAGCAGCAATACCGCCTCCAATGACTTTACCTGGACTTGGTGCTTTAATGGGTTCTGCTGTTTTTGGAGGTGTTACTTCTGATGATTTAATCGGTTCTGCTGATTTAGGAGCAGCAGATGGTTTAACTGGTTCTGATGGTTTAACTGGTTCTGATGGTTTACCAGGTTTACCAGGTTCAGGTTTAGGAGCAGCAGATGGTTTAACTGGTTCTGATGGTTTAACTGGTTCTGATGGTTTACCAGGTTTACCAGGTTCAGGTTTAGGAGTAGGTGGTGCTTCTTCTGGTTTTTTCTTTGGCTTTTTCGCTTCTTTAAATACTTTTTTTATAGGTTTAAATTTTACTGAAAGTGCTTTTATTATTTCATTATTTCTTCTAGTTCTAAGAAGATCATCATTTTCAATATTTTGAATTTTTAATTCGTGATTTTTAATTTCTTGTATACGAGTATCAACAATTAAATTGTAGATTTTACCGAGAATTTCGGCAGCACGATCCATAACATCATTTATCTGCGCAATAGATAATTTTTTAGCCGTTTTCTTAGTAAAAGAAGCTATGTTCTCGGCTTTTTGTTTTGTTTTTTTGGAAACTTGTTTTTCTTCTTTCATTATTTTTTAAGTTGTTCTCGTATTTTTTGATTTTCTTCTTCAACATACTGAATCAATAATGAAATATAAATGTCTCGTTCCCATGGCATCATATTTTCCA